GTGAGTGTATCTATCGGCACGTCTAAGATCAGAAACAAGATTAGATACATGGAACTGGTCAATAGGTATGAACTCTGATATTGGTCGTCCTAATGTTTCATCATAATAAACTTTCTTAACTGCCGTACCGATTAATGGTAGGTGAAATAACATTTTCTCAAACTCATCAAAATACTCTGGCATTTCTTCGGTAAGCTGATAGTTCATAAAATCTTTTACACGTTGTGCTTGTTTTTCTTTCTCTGGATTCTGTGCACCAACTATCTGAGTTTTAATTGGACCTTTACTTGGAAATAATTCTTGTGATGCTTTTGATTGAAACTTAACGGCATTCTCAATAATTAATGGGTGGGTAGCTGTACATGCACCATCAAATGGTTCTGTTGTTTCTTCTAGTTTAAGTCCGAGTAAATCAAAACCTCGTTCAAATGTTTGCTCCCACTCTTCTCTTGATTCTTTGTCTGATTGATAGTTATCTAAAACTGTAGTAGATATGTCTTCGAGTTGGTCTTCTTCCATCAAGTCAGCAAGGTTCATATAAAAGTCCTCACTGATAGAGGCTAACATCTTACCACTGTCTTCATTCAAAGCCATCTCAACTTCACCCGTTGTTGGGTCTACATTGACAGCTAAATCTTCTTCTTGTTCTTCATTTATGTTTATATCAACACCTAAAGCTTCAGACTGTGTATTAAGCTTGTCTTTAGCTACGTCAATTGGTGTACTTATTTCATTGGGATTCTTTTCTATTGCCATAATTAATTAGATACCTTCCAGTAGGTTGCCTTATTTTTTTTATAAGTATTGTCATTATCACTATAATACGGATCATGGGGATGTTGCAAGTGCCAAGAATCTTTCATATAATGTATCGCCATTACCATCGCATCCACTTGGTCGTCATGCGCCGCGTTCGGAAAACTGACGGCTTCATCAAATAATATTTGTGCCCACAGTTTATTTGGCAACCATACTCGACCTGACTCTACCAAGGGTGAGGCAGCATAGGCTCTCGCTACTTTATCACGATCAGGAGTATACTCAAGTATTGGTAGACCCGCTCTTCGTAAATCTTGTATTAACGATTGCCCACTGGCTTTCTTCTCTATTATTATAATGTCTGGGTCGTGTTCATCAAATGCATCTTGTGCATTACTTCGTAACTCTGGATATTCGAAACGACCTCGAACACTACCTAATAAAATTAAATTACCGATATCTCTTTCAGTTCCTTCACTATCTGTTTCGGTTGTAACAAAGATACCCCAAGTTTGAATTACACTATAGTCTGCTGTAGTTCGTGTTGAAAAAGCAGTATCCATAGTTTGTATTATAAAATCACACTGAGGTGGATCTTTCTCATCCCATATTTTAAACCACGATTTTTTAAGTATACCACCCTCTGCTGGTACAGGATTCTGCATATATAGTGATTCCCAATATCGTGAACCGTTGTGTCTGCGAATTTCTGCTTCATCGTTTTCTAATATCTCTCTTGGTTTCCATTCTGGAAAATATGATTCACCAACTGGTAGGTTTAGTATCTTACTACTATTATCGTCAACCCACGCAGGTATTCGTATAACCTCCCAGTTCAAAGCTTTATCTGTGTCGTCACCTTGATTAGATAACAACCAACCACATATATCATCCTCGTGATATCGAGTGTTGATTATCACAATAGAACCATTCGGCATAAGTCTTGTTCGTAAACCTGCTGGATACCACTCTTTAATGTATCTTCGACCTGCTTCACTGAATGCATCTTCCTCTGACATTACGTCATCAAGTAAAGCTACGTGCGCACCACGACCAGCAATCTGTGTTCGTACACCTGCTGCTACATATACACCATTCTTATTAGTTTGCCACTTACCTGCAGCCCTAACATCCGATCTTAACTTGACATCTTCAAAGATAGATTGATAATCTTGATCATTAACCACATCTCGAACACTTCTACCAAAGTCTGATGCTAGTTGATCACTGTGTGATACTGACAATATCTCGTGATTAGGGTGACGACCTAGATACCATGCTGGAAATAGTTTAGAACATATCAAAGATTTAGAACTACGTGGTGGAAGGAAGACCATCAGTCGTTTAATATTACCTTGTTCTACTTGTTGTAGCTTTTTACTAATGACATCTATGTGTTTGCCCATTTTAAAGTCAGCAACTAACTTAGGTGCAAAGGCTTCTATGAATCCAGAGAAATTATCGCGGACATTTTGGAATGCAAGGTAACGAAGCTTAGCAATATCTTCGTCGCTTATAGGTTCACTACTCTTTAGGTTCATCGTTTGACGATACAACTTTTAAACCAGCTATTTTTACTAAACGAGCCACATCTTTTTTCTTATCTCCCGTTTCAAAACCAGTTGTCTTTACAGTTTGCTCTACTTTATCTACAAACATGCCTAAATGTTTGGCAATATGCTCCATAGATTTGTTAGCATTTGTAAAATCACTGTCTTGCATAGCTTCACTGTACACTTTAGCTAGTCTTTCTAGAACTTTTTCTTTTGTCCACGTAATTTTAGTTACGGCTTCGTCTTGATACTCCTTGATTCGCTCCATAACCTTTTCATTCTTCATAATTACCCTAGCTTTAGCCCTAGTTCGTGCATCATTCTTGTCTGGTTGGTAGCCTGCTGCTAAATATGCTTTGACTTCGTCCCCATGACCTGCAAATTCCATGCAGAATTTCTCTTGCATAGCGGTTAGTCCACGAAATGTAGGAACTTTTACGTTATTGTCTTCTGGTTTCTCTAACATTCTCTTTTTATACTCCTCTGGGTTGGTTTTTTGTATTCTTCTTAGTCTTCTGCGCTCTAATTCTTTCTGTATTTCTTTTAATTCTTCGCCCCCTCCATATATTCTCGCCTCTCTTTTAACTTTATGCAAGTTAATTAACTCTTCTTCTGTCATTTTACCGTAGAGAATGTGTACTTTTTTCTTTGTCATAGCTTTAAATCTTTGAAGGGAGGATAATAACCCACAACTACCACTCCCTTCTCTTTACATACCAGTAGTCCAAAGCTGTAGGAGACGAATGGAGCTTCTAAACTTAGTTTATTAGGATAAAACTAAGCGGATGTAACTGGTAGAAATAATATAAACGACTAATTGACAATATGCAAGTAATTGTTTATGGTCTAGTTTTATGGAGATAGGAGAACTCAAATGTTAAAACCACAAATATTAACTGTATGGTTTAGTAACGAACATATTAACTCTAATTTTTTAGACCAAGATAAACCAATGTCTAAAGAAGAGTACAGTAAATTTATTGAATGGGCAGAACAGAACGATTACTATGAAAAAATTTCGAAAGTAACCCAACATTTTGTAAATAAATTTAGAGAGCAATGAGACCTGAAGAATTTTTATATAAGCCTATGGTTTTATTAGACCACCGTATTATGGAGTACCAATTCTGTATGCAGAACATATTGAACCCAAAAGGTCACTATGTTGAGTTCGGTGTGTATGAAGGTAAATCTATAAATTATTTAGCCAGTTTAAATAAGAAAGTAACATTTCACGGCTTTGATAGTTTTGAAGGACTACCCGAACAATGGTTCATGGGTCATAAAGTTATTGAGAAGGGTCATTTTGCTGTAAGTGAATTACCAAAGGTAATACCGAATGTGGTATTACATGAGGGTTGGTTTGAAGATACTGTACCTATCTGGAAGAAAGACCACAACAATCATATATCGTTTATGAATATTGATTGTGATTTATATGCATCCACAAAAACTGTTCTTGAATTATTAAATGATCAGATTGTTAGTGGTACATTAATACGGTTTGATGATTTGTTACCATCACCTATATCCCCTTATCCAAAATGGGAAGAAGGAGAATGGAAAGCTTTAAGTGAATGGTGTGTAAATTTTAAAAGAGAAGTTGTACCAATGGCCAGATCTTGGAAACAAGGTTGTATTATGAAAGTTGTGACATGATAAACACAAGTATTGGAAGAGCTTTTATTTATACATGTGGACATATAGTCATAGCAATGAATGTTGTCTACTGGTTGACTGGTGCTTCATTGTTTGAAGCTGGGTTAGTTGCTTTAGTAGAACCATGTATTAATGGATGTTGGTATTATATACTTGATAGATATTGGACAACACAAATGAAAGCATCAGATGGTTGAAAGAATTATGGATCCCAATAATATTAGGGCTGATCATTTAGAACGATACAACTTTGCGGTAAAGAAAATAAAAGAGCTTGTTAGTAAGCCCTCTGATATTTTAGATATTGGTTGTGGTATTGGGTATGGTTCCTACATCCTACACAATATGCTTAATTGTGGGGTAGATTGTATTGATAAATCAGAAGAAGCTCATGCCATATATCTAAAGTCATATGCCGATAAAGCTCCAAGAATTAATTATATGGTTGAAGATTTTACCAAGGTGGACATTGAAAAACTACCAGTTAGCTACGATGCTGTTGTATCATTTGAGTTTATTGAACACATACCACCAGACTTGGTACAAGGAGTCTTTGATTTAGCCGCGGAGAAATCAGATATATTCATAGTGTCATCTCCGAATGAATGTGTGCGCCCCCACCAACTACCACCAATCAATGAGTTTCACTATAAGCACTACACCCCAGTCGAGTTTGAGGCTATGGGAAAACAAGGTGGGTTTACCGACGTAGACTTCTTCTGTCAGACTAGTGGGAACCACCCCATGGTAAGACCCGGCTTAGAGCAAGGCAAGTTTATGATCGGTGTATTTACAAAGTCTAAAGTTTTTGGTAGGGGTATGGGTACCCTAAATTTAGAAGCAAGGGGCCATATTTGAAAATCTGCTCATTTTGTCTATGGTAGACACAATATATAAGAGCGCTGCATAGGGTAATTTTTTTAGCCCCCAGTCTAGATAGAGACTATCCCTACCCACCATTTAAGATGAGTAGGATAGTCTCTAGCAATTACTTACTAGATACTTCTTTTTCAATTGTCACTGGCTTAGCAATTCCAGTAGCAGTATCAATGATAAAAGTTTTACCATTAATTTGAGTCACAACACCATTAGACTTTTTAGTCTTCGGTTGTTTCTCTTTTTTATCAACAATGAATGATTTAATCTGAGTTAATAACTCATTATAATTTTTATCATTCAATGTTTTGATATGACTCATTAGCCAAGCCAAATTTTTCGGTGATAAAACTAAACCACCACGTTTAATATCGCCATGGAATAGTTTAATCATTGGGCTACTATACTCAGTAATTAGAGCAAGGTTGCCGTCTGCTATATCCTTTTCCCTATCGGTAAAAAGTTTATAGTTTTTAGAATTTGTGATTTTCATTATATATCCTTTTGTTAATCACTAATATTAACTGTCAATTTTTTGACAGTATGGAAAAACCATTCTTCCATTTTAAGATTTTAAACAATTCAAAAAGCATAGTCAACAAAATAAAAAATTAATTGCACTAGACTGTTGTATTTTTACAACACTATCTAGTACTGATATTTATAATCATTCTAAATTAGATTGTCATAACTAGTCTAAATCAGTTCAAATCTAGATTAGAGTATCATACGAAGAAGATTCGCTAGTCTAGTTTAGAATCATTCTAGATACACACTAGATATCTAGTCTAGTCCAGGAATATCAGAACCGATTGAGATATGAAACTGCAACAATTACAGTAAGATAGTTCTAGACTTAGTGCATTTTTTGGGTTGCAATTGGTCGAGCTTTCGGTTAGCATCGGAAAATCAAGGCTTTTTGCCGAAATTTCTCGGTATTTAGTCTAGATATTATAATAACTTATACACTATTCTAGGGTAATCCATATTTCCTTCCCTTATACAGTCCTAGAATAGTGTATTAACAAAGGAGATATATAATGGCAAAGCCTTATACTACACAATCTAGGGGACTAGGTTATGACTTTCTAGATGCTAAAGAACAATACAAGTCTAGAAGATATTTACAAAAACTCTCTAACAAAAAAGATAGACAGTTTGTAAAACAACAAATACTAGCAATCATTTAACAAGGAGATAACTAATGGATATTTTAACTAAAGAAATACACGATGAAGCTATAGCAGAAGCTAAAAGAGTTTCACTAGAAAAGTATAACGAGTATGGTAGAGACACTCTAGCTTGTGGCTTTGCATGGGTCTCGGTTTATGTCAAAGGAAACACTAAACTAGGTAAAAGCTTTAAGGCTTTAGGTTTTAAGAAAGACTATGGTAAAGCCTATCAACTATGGAATCCAAGTGGTCTTCCAGTACAGAGTGTCGACATCAAGGAAGTTGGTGCCGAAGCTTATGTCAAAGTAATAAATAAATACTTACCACACGTCGAGATATTTGCTAACTCAAGACTAGATTAACAAGGGAGATACTGATGGCGTTAACAACAACAACTAAATCACAAAACAAAAAGATATCAGACTTAAAGAAAAAGATTTGGACTTCTGCTACTTATCGTAGTGGAAGTTCTAATGTCTTTGGGACTTGTCCTTCTAGTTGTAAACTCAATCCATACCCTAGTGAGTCTACAACAGAGTTTGATTGGGATTATGCAAACACACTAGTCAACTATGGTTGTCCAAAAAATGGTAGTGCTTTTACCTATACACACTTTGAGGACAAGTATGTTGAGAAGTTTGCTAAGTCTTGGACTAAAGGTAAAACAGTTATCAATGTGTCTAGAGATACCCTTGACGATGCTATTGAGTCGTATCGTAAAGGGATACCCACTACAGTAACAACATCTATAGGATTCATTGATAGAGTCGGTAGTTACAAAGGTGTGACCTTGTCTAGATGTCCAGCAGAATATCAAGACGAGAGAAACTGTGCTAACTGTAAGCTATGTGCTAACCCAAGCAGAACATCTATTGTTGTGTTTACTGCACATGGTTCAACTAAGAACAAGGTTGGTAAGACTGAGCAAGGTGGGTGTTATGGTACTGTTGGCCCAGTAGCTTGGGCATGGAAAAAGACTATGAGTAAAGCTAACCTCGATGAAAAACAACAACTAATAAACTGGATCGAAAACGATGTACCTACTGATGGCTTTGTAAGACATCATGTCGTTGGAGATTTAGGAAAGGAGATAACATGAGTAAGTTATGTTTAAAAAGTCAACCAACTTGGGCTTTGCGTAATATGGTTAAAGCACTAAGTATGCATAGTTGGTTGAATACTGATGAACAAAATGAACGACTAGTCAAAGCTAAATTATTATTAAAACAAAGGAGATAACTAATGACTACTACTCAAGAAATAAGAGCTAAACTATTAGATGAGACATATGAACAATCAGTTGATGAGTTAAAGTGTTGGCTACAAAAATCTTCTGACCATCAAGAACTTGTTAGACTTGTCGATGAAGTGGTAAGAGTAAAGTTTATATTAAGAGAGGAGGACTAATGAAACTAGAAGCATTTAAGATAGCATATCTATCTAACATATTAAAGAAATTCTGCACTAATGAAAGTCTACCTTTTATGAGTGCCGATGACTTGTTACACGACCCAACAATAATCAAGACACCACTACAAACTAAGTGGTTACAGTATTATTCTAGGTGGTGGGACGAGTGTATTACTAACCCACAAACAAAGGAGAAACATCATGGGTTTTAAACGAGAAGAACTAAGGAAACTTAGAGAAACATTACAACAAGTAATTGATGGTACATTTACCTACAATGAAAGACATGGAGTCGGAGACTTCCTTAGTAATTATAAACTTGATATTGGTAACTGTAGCTACAACGACTCGAAAGCTACGTTCAAACTTGAAGTAACTATCAAGGGTGCTAAGAGTGAAGAGAGAGTAGAACTTGAAAAGAATGCAGACTACTTTGGACTTGACCTTGATAAGGATCATCCAGAGTGGATACTTGTAGGTTACAATCGTAAAGCTAGAGGATATCCAATACTAATGGAAAAGAAAAGCAATGGTAAGACTTACAAGTTTACTCTTGAGAGTGCTAAACAAATGTTCAAAAAGGAGGTAGCATAATGGAACTAGAAACACTGGGCGATAAGGTATCAGATATATTTGATGCCATCGGTCGAATAGAAATGAAGTTACAAGACATTGATGACAGAGTAAATGAACTGTACTCTAAGGTCAACGATGGTCAGACAGAGATCAGAGATGAGATTCACGATGTCTATGTAACTTGCGATGGTATAGATTCCGAAGTGAAAAACATTGAGGGGTACTGTTCATCTATTAACTCGAACATCGACCAATTGAAAGACTGATTGACTTTCGCTAGATTAATTATATCATAGTTAGTCTAGTGGGGTAGTGTCCTTTTTTGTATGTCCTTTGTGGCACTATCCCACTAGCCTAACTATAACTCGGTGATAGTTAGGTGGTATAACCCACACCGAAAAGGAGACGACACTATGTCACACATTGGAAACGATGCTTGGTATGAGCAACAACAAGATACTTTCTTAGAAGACTATGGTTCTTTAATCAATGTCCTACAAGAGTATCATCAAGCTATGGCTAATCAATCAGATAAGACAGAGAATGAGATATCATTTGAAGTTATCAGGGTAGCTTGTAAGTTATTTCCTAAATGGAAAAAGCTTTTACCAACTCAGATACTTGAGAAAGCTATAGACTTTTATGAAGACTACCTAGATTCTGGTAGGTTTCATGATGGTGAATATAAATCCAAAGAGGGAGAAGAAATTCTTCCTAGCTACTTCGAACCAAGGGATGTTTAGATATGTATAAATTACTAGGTGCATTTGCACTATATGGTTTTGTAATATTAATTATCTTTCATATACTTTTATGGTTCACAACAAACTTTTAAGGAGACACTATGCCAATTAGAAAATGGAATAAACTTCATGTCGTAACCCACAACGATATGTATTTAGTATCCGTAGGTGCTAGTCTATTGGGTGAGATTACTGAGTCATACGATAACCTACTTCGTATGCTTGGTACACCTAGAGATGAGAACACTAAGTGGGTGAGTTGGGGTTTACAGTTTGATACAAACCTCAGTTCTGTAATCACAATACATACACCAGACGAGGACAAACACATTGATGTTTGGGATCGTAAACGATGGTATGTAAGTGGTCACAATAAAACATACTATAAAAATTTCTTAAACAAGTTACATCAATTTAGAAAGGACGCACTATGACAAAAGCTAAAAGAACATATCGTTATGTTGTAACAGAGACTGTAGAAAGTGAACGATGGATTGAGGCTCACTCTGATGAGGATGCTCGACAACAGTTACAACAAATGAAAGACGGCGCTATCGATTGGGACTTAGAACAACACGATTCTGAGATGGTAGATGAGACATTATTCTACTGTCCAGATAGTGGTGAGGGTCACGAGGAGGTGAAGCTATGACATACGATAGAACTGAATTAGTTAAAAGTTTAGACTCAGTTTGGGATGTGTTACTGATGGCAAGGGATGACTGCATTCCAGAGGGTAAAGATGAATCCTATGACGAACAATGGGATGAAGTGTGTGAAGCTATGTCTAAGATACACAAAGCATTAAACATTAAACAAGAGGAGGTGTAGCTATGACTATCGTACCAACTAAACAAGACTTGAGGTGGGCAAGTAGTCACTACCTATGTGAAACTTTACCACCAGACTATGACGAATGGTCTGATAAAAAACTTGATAAGTTTATTGAAGATAATGCTTGGGAGTTTTTCGAATATGCAGACCCTAAATTTATATGGGAACAAATTGAATCCCTTGCTTGGAGTATGAGACAATACCTAAAGGAGGGCATATGAAACATAAACTACTAGATTTATTTTCTGGCATCGGTGGGTTCTCTCTTGGTGCAGAGGCTAACGGCATACCAACTGTAGCCTTTGTAGAGAAAGACCCATTCTGTCAGAAAGTATTACGAAAACATTGGAGTAACACACCAATCATATCTGATATTAGAACAGTGAAAGGAGAAGATTATGAAACAGATGGAGTTACAATTGTCAGTGGAGGATTCCCTTGCCAACCCTTCAGCCAAGCTGGAAAAAGAAAAGGGACAGACGACGACCGATATCTCTGGGACGAAACTCTTAGAGTCGTTGCCGAAACGAAACCAGAATGGTTTATTGGAGAAAATGTTGAGGGACTTATTAACATCCAAAACGGTTTGGTACTCAGATCGGTGCAAGACGATTTGGAAAGAGAGGGTTTCCAAGTCCAATGTCTTGTTATTCCAGCTAGCGGCATCGGTGCTTGGCACCAAAGAAAAAGGGTCTGGATTATTGCCCACTCCAGTAGTGAGCGATCATCTTCACAACAAGTCGGAACAGATAGACAATTGGGAAAAGAGAGCGAAACAAAAGAAAGAACAAGGAATCAATCTTCACTTCGCACTTCGTCATCATGTTCAGATGTATCCAACACCAACGACTCAAGAGATAGAACATCCGAATATGGTACTGAACGACAAGGGAACAAGGCGAATGACCAAGGACGGCAAGGACAGTCACAGTCTAAACCTAGCCGACACAGTCAAGATGTATCCAACACCATCGGCGAGTTGTCAGATGGATGTAGTGGCGCCACCAGACTCAGTGAAACAGAACTCAAAGGGATGGTCAGTGACAAGGAAAGGAACTGGGACAAAGTTCGGAGCGAAACTGAACGATGTAGTGAACAAGCTACAACACGAGGGAATGTATCCGACACCAACCACTCAAGATTCAAGGATTGGTCCGAACAATGTGAAGGGCAATCAACATCGAGTCAAGAGAGGGAGTCCAGCTCTAGCCGATATGATCCTATTTCCGACACCACTATCGAGGGACTACAAGGACATAGGGTTCAACCCCAACACTTGCAAACCGAAGAGGGACAAGACAGTGCCGACCGAGGTTCTGAAGAACAACACACTTGGTGGCAAACTGAATCCTCAATTCGTGGAGTTCCTAATGGGATATCCTACGGATTGGACAAAGGTAGAGTAGGTAGAATCAAGGCACTCGGTAATTCTATAGTGCCACAGATTGCCTATCAATTATTTAAATCAATAGTAACTGTAACAAAGGAGGACAATCATGAGCAAGTCTATTGGTGCTGACCCACGATTCATACATTGCGAACAAGCAATGAATGACTGCCGTCACCAAGCACGAATGTGTAGGGTTGATGGTAATACTAACGAGGCTATGTGGTATGAGACACAAGCCGAACACTACGAAGAAATGCTACTGCAAGGTAGAGAATATGAACCACTATTTTAAGGAGACATAATGGATATAAAAAAAGTATACAGTAATAAAACTCTAAAAGACTTAGAGAAAGAATATGAACATCTGAACATATTTGATTTAGTAAAGATGAACTTCACATTAGAAGCACATCAATCGGCAGTTAAAAAACTAATCAAAAAAAATAGGAGTGCATAATGGATCCAGTATCTTTAATCATAGGTATAACAATGAACCTATACACGTTAAACAATATGGATTTCTTTCATCAACGATCTGCCAACAACAAGACTATGAACTGTCGTTGGGAGTATGTTGGTAAGAAAAAACCAGACCCACAGAACCCAAGCCTCACACTCTTGGGTGATGTGTATTATAAACAACACTGTGTGAAAAAGGAGACAGACTGATGTTAAGTGAACCAGAACAAATACCTAACGATGATGATGATTGTAATGGTGAGTATGAAAGAGAACTTGCCGAGAAAGAACTAATCAAAGTCATAACCAAACTTGAAAAGAAAATAACCGACAAACAGAACTTATTTGTTGGGGCGATGTGTACCTTGATGGATGCTTGTTATTTTCATGCACCGACGGACTCAAGTGCAGCACATTTAATATTAACTACACATCAAAGAGTGCTAGAAGCAAGAAAGGAAGCGAGTGAAGATGACTAAAGAACTGTTTGCTTTATATCTCACGTTCTCTAGTCCAACTGGAGATCAAGAGAGGTTTGTTCGAGGAGTGCCTAACTGTGAGAACCTACAACCAATCGTTGAACAAGAGTTTGAACGATTGAATATTAATCGAGATGGAATAAACTTTGGACATATGTGTATCGGTTGGGAGTTCCATCTCATAAGACAACAAGCACAAGAACTGCAGCACAATAGATTAACGACACCACCACAACCACAAGTAACATCAAGACCTTGTGTTGTGCCAATAGAAAGGAGTGAGTAATGATTGAACCAGTGATCATTAGTTTTTGGATAGAGATAAACTCAAGACTTTATCACAAAACTATTACAAAAGTTTATAATGAATGTGAGCCTATAGTCGAAAAATTATATGAACAGTATGAGAAATCTAAACATAAACTTGTAGCCGTAAAGTGTGATACTTTTCAGGACTATAAAGCTAAGATGGAGTACTTCGATGAC